TAATGGCGTTGAACTGCCCAGGACGTGCCGCCGCAAAATCTGCCATTGTCTGATTAAATATTGGCGCAGCAGAATAAGCAGAAACGCCATTTGCAAACTGAGTTGGAGCACCCATGCCGCCGTAAATATCTGCACCAGTTGGCGTGCCAAGCCCAAACGCATCAGCCGCTTGCGCCGTATTGCCAAACGCAGACTGTTGCATAGGCGTAAAAGCTGCAACGGTAGGGCCAAAGCTTTGCGGCACATACCCAAGCTTGCTAACAAAGTCTGCGCGTTGCAGATTATTCCTTGCGGCGTTTTCTATATACTCTGGGATTTCAACGCTTGTAGATGATCCACCTTTGCTCATTTAAATCTCCTTGACGTAGGATGTGTGCATTGGCTCCCATCCGTGTTTTGCTAGTGGTTTTTTCCAACCAAAACGCCCGGTCATGTTTAACGCCGTGCAGCCCTGCTGTTTTGCCCAACTTATTACATCCTCGTGCATGCTCAAAATTTCGGTGAGATCGCCCCCGCCAAGAAAAACATTCAAGACCTTTTTCTTTGGATATTTTATAATCTCAGTGACCAGGCAGCTTTTTTCGGCAGGCCACAATTGCATGGTTCCGTTATGCAATCCTTGGTAAATATCAATAATGTCGTGCGTGCCGCCAGAATAGTTTAATGCTGCTTCTATGTGTGGCTTGCAACGCTCAAACTCCGGGTGCATCAAAAGGCACCTCCGCTAAGAGCGACACGCTTCCAGATATTTGCACTTCCATCATGTGACGCAGTACAAACGTAAATGTAATTTGCATCCCAACTGACTAAACCCGCTGTATCGCCAGACGCGCCTACTGAACTTGCAGGCACAGATTGCTTAACGACAACCTCCTTAAATGCGCCGGACTGCGATATAACTGGCTTAACAGTAGAACGGTCAAACATCAGATAGCCGTTTTCTTTTGCGCTTTCGCCGCCTGTTTGCTGTACCAATGCAGATTGCGTGCGATTGAGAAACACGTTTAATCTGCGTGCCCAATCCTTCCAATCTCCACCATACGGCTCTGGCGCTGCGTACTGGCTCATCTACGCCCTCCCGCCACCGCGTCAACTCGATTAATACCAACGCGCCAATCGGTAAGCTTTTGCCCCTCAACCCTTAAACGTAACTGCCTACCAGTAAACCGAACGCTCGTGGGGTTGGTAAGAGAGAAGGGGCCGTAGCTCCTCTCGGTGCCGTTTGGATAAAACCTTGACTTAAATATCGCGTTGACGTCGCCTTGGTTTTTTTCATCTGGGATCAACTCAGTGACGCTAATGACATTATCGCCAGTGCCAATCCTAAACGGTCCAGTCTCAGCAAACGGCGTAAGCCCGGAGTAGTCAAAGCCCACCTCGTGCTCGTAAATGTACATGTCACTGGCATCAGCAAGCATGGGCTGTCTAAACGCGCCTCGGTCCACGCCTGCTGTACGGTCAAGCTCTCCGATATACCAAGTATTCTCGCTATAGTTATAAACAACGTATCGGTCATTTTCTGTAGAGCCAGAACTAGGGTAGTACCACCAAATCTCATTGTAGAGACTGTTAGATACGCCAAACACTTTGCTGATCTGCGCCTTGTTTATGTCGTTAAAAACGTAGTCGCTAACTTCGCTGTTTAGCTCTGCAACTGAGCTACCATTGTAAGAAAAGAATGAGTTTACGCCCATCCAAACCGCGCCTTGGTCAACCACGACGCAAGCCAACGCAGCCGCCAAGCCGCAAGACGTGCCGACACGTTCTATGCCGTAAACGTAGGGCGGTCCTTGGTAAGTTGCCGCGTGTGCGTCTCTTGTCGTGAGGATTAACGCTTGGCCGCGCACGTTTACTCCCGCCATAATCGTGCCAGTAGTCGCAAGCTCCAAGTCTCCGGCCTCGTTTGTTGTGGCAGGCGTCCAGGCGTTGTTATCTTCTCGGTCTGACCACTGCACTTTTCGGGGGTTGCCGCCTGCACCCAAGGCAAAAACAAATCTTTCCTCAGTAACCACGATAGCCTCGTTACCAGTAGGGGCGTTGCTTAGTAACGCGGCGGGGGTGCCAGTGCTTAACGCCCACTCGTAAATCTTGCCGTCGTCTGCATTTTGAGCCAACAAACGCTCGCCCCAAGGCTGTAAATTCCACACCGTCGCGGGTAGAATGTTTGTCGTGTCTTGCCTTGCAACGCCGAAAGCCAAGGAGCCATATAAACCACTGGCATACGCAGTAAACGCCGCCGCATCTTCTCGACCCGCGCTTAACCCAACTGGCGTAATGTCATACTTCACGCCTGCATTAGTATAAGCGAAAAGCTTGTTGTAAGTGCCAGACGCTATGTATCTGTTTGCGCTGTTGTCTGTCCAAGCAAGCATTCCCCTGAGTTTGTTGGGCGCGGCAGAGGTTGATTTCTTACGCCAACCGCCAACGGGACGCATTAGGCCGTCATGCCAACGCACCAGGTTAACGTCGCGCCATCGACCTTCACCCTGCAAATCCGTTCCGTTTCGATATACTCCGGGTGGGATTTTAAGGTCTACAAGTGCCATACGCGCCTCACAACATTGCTACACCTATAAATTACCATAGTATCTAGTACTTGTATAATTACGGCGCGGTAGGCCAGTCAGCATCTTCCAAGTTAGGCCAGTTGCTGTGACTTGGTAAATCACGAAGTGCTGTTCGATAGGTAACCCAAGAAGCTTTAGCCTCAGCCGCTAGTGGACTGTCGTTTGCTTGTGTCCAATCGGATGCTGCTAGTAGAGCGTTGCGTTCTTGTCTTATCTGACTTTTATTTTCTTCTAAATTATGTGGTGCTTCGTCTGCTTTACGTTGCTCTATAGCAGCAAGGTCATCGGCAGTGTTTTCAACAATAACACCATCTTCTATTCTGTAGGATGCTTCAGCCATCATTCAATCCTCAAACTAATTTGTATAAATAAATTTCACCACCAGTAAAATAATTTGCGCTTGTATAAATGTAGATCCTTGTAGGTGTTCCACTTCCATAATATCCAACCGCTTGTGCGCTTCTTGCAAATGAGTTGTTGGCAGAACTATTTTTATAAGTAGCTACACCTTCAAAAAATGGAGTTGATGTACCCCAACCACTAAAATAATAAGAAGCAGAGAAAGCAGTGCCGTCTTTAACGTGTAAACCAGGCGTTAAAGTAGCAAAATTGTAACTAGAACTACCACCCTGCACACCAGCACCACTTGCATCATGATACAATGAAGCAGAACTATAAGCACTAGTGCCTGTTAAATGATTATAACCTGAGTCTTTATAATTAAACCTAATATGATTTGTCGCATCTATTGTAACCTGATTAAATAATAACAATAACTGTTCTTGTGGAGCAGTAATTGAGTTAAAACTAATACTTGTTACATTAGAAGAAATAGTTTGCTTTTGAATTAACTCATAAGCACCACCACCACCAGCATCCGCCCATGTTGGTGCAGCACTAGCTCCACCAGATGTTAGAACCTGACCTGATGTACCGTAGGTTGCACCGCCAATGCCAAGCTGACCAGATGAAGCAAACCTAAACCGTTCACTACCACCAGTTTCAAAGCTCACTGTGTCATCGGCTGGAAATCGTATTGCTGTATTAGTATCACCAGAATGCACAATCTTATCTGGCAAGGTAACATCACCACCGAACGTTGTGTCTCCGTTTGCATCTGTTGTTACTACTGCGCTTGCGTTTGTTGTGCCTAACGCGTTGGGCAGTGCCACCTCATAAGTTGCGCTCGCGCTGTGCGGTGGGCTTGCAAGTGTTACGCCGTGACTGTTATTCTCACAGTTTAAAACAATCTTGCCTGAGTTTGTGTTGCCTCGCACAACAACTTTACCCGTTCCATTTGGCGCTAAATCTAAATCTGCGTTGGATGTGGTAACGAGGTCAAACCCGTTGGTGCTAAGATTAGCCGCAAGGCCAGTGCTTAGATTTAGCGTTGTGCCGACCACCGTGGTAAACGCGCCAGTGCTTGCTGAGTTTGCGCCAATGGGCGTGCCGTCAATCGCGCCTGAGTTTATGTCTATGCCTGTGACTGGGGTTGTGCCGTCTAGAAGATCATCAACTTTATCTAAGTTTGCATTAATGTAACCACCCCAGGCGTCTTCGTCTCCCCCAACGGTGGGCTTTTGTAATGAATAAGTTGTGGTGTTAGTTGGCATAAATAAACTCCTCAGTTACGTTTTTGCTACGCACACTTTTCCATCAATGTAAGGGAAACAAGCGGCCTAGC